ACCAGCACCAAAGCCAGCACCTACTAAGAAAGACGAGGAATAATCCTAATGGCTGTATTTCTAAATAACAATGTCGGCGTTAAGATTAACTCTGTTGATCTTAGCGACCATGTCACAGCAGTAACAATCAACCGCGTATTTGATGAGCTAGAAATCACCGCAATGGGTGACTCCTCTCACAAGTTTGTGAAGGGATTGGAATCATCATCAGTTACTATTGACTTCCTTAATGACACAGCAGCAGCGAATGTTCTTGCAACACTTCAAGCTGCATGGGGAACAACAGTTACAGCAGTATTCCTTCAAACAAAAGGAACAGCAGTATCTGCAACTAACCCTCTTTACACAGTCTCATTGCTAGTCAATAACACAACTGACATTAATGGCGCAACAGGTGACATTGGCACACAGTCAATCACTTTTACTGCTAACTCAACAGTTGCAGTAGCAACTACAGGTTCATTCTAAACAATTAAACAAAGGGGCTAAACATGGCAAAACTGAAGATAGTTCGAACAGATGGAAGCGTAGTCGAGGGTGAGATTACTCCAGCAGTGGAGTATGCATTCGAGCAATTCGCTAAAAAGGGTTTTCATAAGGCTTTTCGTGATGACGAGAAGCAGTCGGATGTCTATTGGATTGCATGGGAAGTTCTACGCCGTTCAGGTGAGACGGTTAAGCCTTACGGGATTGACTTCATTGAAACGCTTAAGAGCGTTGAGGTGCTTGACTCAGACCCTTTGTCTTAAAGCGCGATCTCCCATTCACTTACCTCATTGCTAGGCTAAGCATAAGGTTGGGAATCGCGCCACAGCAGTTATTAGAGTTAGACCCAGTAATGCTCCAAGCCTTATTGCAGGGTCTCAAAGATGAGCAGAAAGAGGTGAGCGATGCAAATAGAGTTAAAAGGAAACGCTGACCTCCGCAAAGCATTACGCCGTTTTGCTCCTGATTTAGAGAAATCTCTTAAAATTGAACTAAAGCGCGGTTTAGCTCCAATCGCACAAACTGCTAGGGGATATGTTCCGTCTCAATCACCTTTAAGCGGTTGGGCTGATAGATCCTTTAATGAGGGTAGCTTCCCTACATTTTCTGCTTCAACAATCAAATCTAAGATTGGTTATAGCACAGCAGTTACAAAGCGAAATGCTAGAGGCTTTAATTCTATGGCTTCGGTATTTAACAATTCTCGCGCAGGTGCTATTTATGAGTCTGCTGGTCGTAACGGCGCACAAGGTCAGCCGTGGGTAGGGCCTAAAGGCCCAGCAGGTAAAAAGTATTCACACTCTCGCAACCCTAAAGCTGGCGAACAATTTATTGCTGCCATGCCTCCGCTTACAGGAAGCCTTAAAGGTCGTGGTCGTTTGATTTTCAAAGCATGGGCTCAGAACAAGGGTGTTGCAGAAGGCATTGTCAATAAGGCAATTACTACAGCAGAGTTCGAATTGTTAAAGAGATCTAGAGCCGGAGCATTGAGGAGTGCAGCGTGAATTATCAAGAAGTAATTAACATTGCATCCAAGTTTGATGCCAAAGGATTTAAGCAAGCTGAGACTGCTTTAGGAAAGTTATCTGGTACTGCTAAAAAATTAGCTGGTGGATTAGGTCTTGCTTTTGGTGCTTCTGCTATTACTGCATACGGAAAAGCAGCAGCTAAGGCATTTGCCGATGATGAAGCAGCAGCTCTTAGACTTAACCGAGCAGTTGAAAATCTAGGCATTGGTTTTGCCAATCCTGCCATTGCTGACTTTATATCGAAATTAGAAAGATCAGCAGCAGTTGCCGATGACATTTTGCGTCCAGCCTTTCAGGGATTGCTGACCACTACTGGCTCATTAGTCCAGTCCCAAAAGCTTCTTAATGATGCAATCACGATTAGCCGAGCATCTGGCATTGACCTAGCTACTGTAACTGAGGATTTAGGCAAAGGTTATGTTGGTATTACCAAAGGGCTTATTAAATACAACACAGGCTTAACCAGAGCAGAACTTACATCCAAGTCGTTCAATGAGATTCTTGGAGTTATTCTCAAGCGATCCGCAGGCGCGGCTGAGGATTACTTAGACACTACTGCTTACAAGTTCAATGTTTTGAGTGTCGCATCATCTAATGCATCAGAGATTATTGGTGGCGGTCTAGTTGATGCCTTTGCTCTTATTGGCGGTGGCACAGATGCCTCAGATGCCGCTTATGTTATTGAGACTATTGCCAGCGCATTGGCTAAAGTCACAGTCCAGACTGGTAGAACTATCGGTGTTATTCCAACACTGATTGCTAATCTTAAAAAACTACCTAAAGAAATCTTTTCAGGGTTTGTGGGTAAGCAATTCGGGGTCAATGTCAATGTCAAACCCAAAGAAGAAGAAGTCAAACTAACCCTGACTCAAAAGCGACAAGAAGAACTGCTTGCTAAATTAGAAAAGGATTCATTGCGCAGAGAGCGTGAAAGATTAGCTCTTAAAAATAAGCAATTAGCAGCAGACAAAGCCAAAGCAATTATTGCTAAAGGCGAATCAGCTCTCCTCAAAGGTGAAGCCATCTTTGACATGGACAAGATTCAGATTGCAGCAGCACTTACTAATCAAGCTGAACAATTAGGTCAAGCAACCTCATCTGCTCAACTTTTGCAGATTGCCAATGACACAGCTCGTCTTAATGTCAAAAAATCAATTCTCAATTTAGAGGATGCTATTGCTTCAAAGGATGAAGCAGCCATTATTGCTGCAACAAACAAACTAAATGCTGATCTCAAAATACTTGGTGCGTTGCAAAATCAAAGTATTAAAATGCAAGACATCAAATCAATTCTTGATACTTTGAAGCCTAAAGACTTAATCAATCAAGCAAATCTGGATGCTGCTTTAGCAAAAATTAAAGAAATGCTTGCTTTATTAGCTCAGGTCACTGGTACTACTGCCACAACTAAAAAAGTGATTCCGCCTAGTGGTGGTGGCGCACTTTCAACAGTTGAACAAGTTGCAGCAATTACGGCTAAATTACCAGCAAGTGTTAGCGCATCTGATTGGTTTGCTACTTTAACACCAGATGAGAAGGCACAATTAGGCGGTTATGCTCCCAATGTAGGAGCTATAGTTTCTGCTGTTCCTCCAGAGACTTTCGGCCCATCTGGGGCAGGATTAGGCAATAATGGCACAGGCAGACAAGTTCCTGTTCAGGCTAACTACACAGTCAATGTTTATGCTAATACTGTTGCTAACCCAGATGAGTTGTCAGGAATTATCCAAGACACAATTATTAGGCTCAACAAGCAGGGAGACTACTTAACTACTGCTGGAGCATTATGAGTCGGCCAGTAATCAATGTAATTATTAACTTCTCTACTGGAGCAACCTTTGGCAACCCGTTTATTTTAGATCAATCTCAACTGGGAAGTCTGGATGTATTGGCAGATGCCACAGCTCTTATTGTGGATGTTTCTGATTTGGTCGATTCAATCGTAACCAATCGAGGTCGGCAGTTATCAGCTGAGCAATTCAATACTGGCACTGCATCTGTTCGCATTCTTGACCAAACAGGTGCATTCAACCCACAGAACCCTGCCAGTCTTTATTACACATATTTAAGCCCTATGCGCAAGATTGCTATTACTGCAACCTACTTGGGAGTAACTTACCCAATTTATGCAGGTTACATTACTGCCTATAACACAAGCACTCCTAAGTTCACAGGAGACTTGGTTTATACAACTATTACAGCTGTAGATGGATTCCGTTTATTTCAGAACGCACAGTTCTTTGGAGTCACTGGAGCAACAGCAGGTGAGACTACTGGTTCTCGAATGACCAAGATTCTAGACACAATCGGCTGGCCTGTTTCTATGCGCGATATTGACACAGGACAAACCACAGTTCAGGCAGACCCTGGAACACAAAGAACAGCTCTTTCAGCCATGCAGACAGTTGCCACTACGGAATATGGTGCTGTGTATATGGGGGCAGATGGCAAAGCAGTTTTCCAAGATCGTGCGGTCACTGCTGGCTCTATTGGTGGCACACCTACAGTGTTTAATGATGATGGCACTGGCATTGGCTACTTTGATGTTAAGTGGGTCTTTGACGATACTCAAATCTATAACTTAGCAACCGTGACCCGTACTGGTGGCACAGTGCAAACAGTCTCAGATGCCGCTTCTATTGCTCAGTATTTCACTCACTCATACAATCAATCTGGCCTACTTATGCAGACTGATGCAGTAGCTCTGCAATATGCTCAGGCATTTGTGGCATCTCGCAAGGACACTACAGTCCGAGTGGATAGCCTAACCCTTGACCTTCAACAGGATAATTACACAGCTGGCACTATTGCAGGACTGGGACTTGATTTCTTTGATCCAATCACTGTGACTACTTCACAGCCATCCTCAACGACCTTGACAAAGACGCAGCAAATCTTTGGAGTATCTCACCAAATTCGGCCAGATTCATGGAAGGTCAATTTCACCACAGCAGAACCAATTATCGATGCATTCATTCTAGATTCGACACAATACGGTATCCTTGGGGTATCGTCTTTTAGTTACTAAGGAGCAATAATGGCAGGAGCAGGCTACAAGCTGTTTAGCACAGGAGATGTGCTGTCAGCTAGCGATGTTAATACTTATCTACAGCAACAGACAGTTATGGTCTTTGCTAGTGCAGCAGCGCGTACAACTGCTCTTGCAAGCGTTCTCGCAGAAGGAATGGTCACATACCTCAAAGACACAGATGTGGTTGAAATCTACACAGGTGCAGCTTGGGTATCTCTTGATGATCCAAATGCTATCCAGAACTCAATCGTGGATGCTAAGGGCGACATCATCACAGCAACTGCTGATAACACACCAGCCCGACTAGCAGTAGGTGCGAATAACACAGTTTTGACGGCTGACTCCTCAACTGCAACAGGCTTGAAATGGGCTGCTGCTTCAAGTGGTGCATTAACTCTTATTAAACGAGCCACCACATCAGGCGCGGTAAGTACCGGAACAACTTTCGATAGCGTATTTACATCAACATATAAAACTTATTTAATTAATATCGAGGGTTGGTCTGCTGCTACAGGCTCAGATGTACCTAAAATCCAACTGCGTGTAGGTGGTACAACTACTACAACTAATTATTATGGAGTAGCACAAAACATAGACCGAAGCGGAAGCATCGCATATAACTCAACAGTAAACCAAGCATCTTTACAAATGGGCGCTGCTGGCACTCTAGATAGTGCTGGTCCTGCTCAATATGCGATATATGCTAACCGCGTTGGTAATTCTTCACAAAAAGCAAGCCTATATTTCACGGGCGTAGGAGCTGGTAATCAATGCTTTATCAATGGCACTTTGTTCAATGATGGCGCACAGATTTATGACGGTTTTATTTTATTTGCAGCATCAAACATCACAGTAACCTTAGCAGTCTATGGATTGGCGACAGCATAATGACAACAAAATCAGAACTAATTGCAAAAATTAAGGCAGAGAATCCAACGCTCCGAACAGGTAGCGATGAGGACGGCTATACAGATTTAACACCAGCCGAATATGAGGCAACTGTTGAGGAGTGGGCTACTAGCCGACTAGAACAAGCTGCACAATTAGCCGAAGCCGAAGCGGTAGAAACTGCCAAAGCCGAGGCAGTAGATAAACTTACTGCACTTGGAATAGACCCAAAGGCACTTGGGCTATAAGTGGAACACTTGACTGAGATGATTACGCATGAAACCGCGTTTATCTAAATCGGCCATTCAACTCAGAGAACAGATTGATGATTGCTTCTCAGAGCGTGATCGTGCGTCTGACGGCTGGGTCGCAGATACAAGGCACATGCGTCAAGGCAAGTCTGATCATATACCAGATGCTGATGGATGGGTTCGTGCTATCGACATTGACCGTGATTTATCGGGCAAACCAAAGCCGGACATTATGCCCGATCTTGCAGATGAGATTCGAATCTTTGCAAAGCGTGATGGAAAAAGAATTGCTTACATCATCTTTGACGGCAGGATTGCGTCTCCCATTCTCGGATGGAAGTGGCGTAAATACACAGGGGCGAATAAACACAATCATCACATGCATGTCAGCTTTAAAAAAGAAGCTGATAACAATGGTGAGTTTTATCAGATATCTATGTTAGGCGGACAATAATGAACATGAAGAATCCATATTTTTTAACTGCTGGAGCATTCCTAGCAGCTTGGGCTGCATCAAACTTTGCAGCTGACTATCGCTCAGTACTCTGGGCTCTACTAGCCGGCGTCTTTGGTTATGCCACACCTAAAAGATAATGACTGCTATGGACACGGCGGCTCTTGCTGTTGCTGCTACGACCGTTATTGGTTCATTTATTGGGTCAGTGCGATGGTTAGTAAAGCATTACCTAGCAGAGCTAAAGCCCAATGGCGGGAGTTCGATGAACGATAGAATAACCCGTCTTGAAGCGCGTGTCGAAACTGTGATTCAACTTCTAGAGAGGTAACAATTATCTCATGGCAAGAAAAGCAACTAAGGCGTTAGAAGATCAAGGCTACTCAAAACTTGATGCTTATTGCATAGGCATGTATGAGTTCTGGAAAAGCCTTAAAAAAGCAGGATTCCGAGAAGATGTCATGATGGGAATCATTGTCGAGCCTTCAGCTTACCCAGCTTGGATATTGCCTGACCCTGTCGATCCAGAGAAGTTCGGCAATTACGAAGATGAGGACGATGACTAAAGCCCGCTATCTTGTTATATCGGATTTACAAATCCCATACCATCATGAGCAAGCTGTTAAGAATCTTATCAAGTTAGTAAAGCGAGAGAAGTTCGACCTTATCCTAAACACAGGGGATGAGTTAGATATGCAGAGTCAGTCTCGCTGGGCTCAAGGTACTAAGTTGGAGTGGGAAGGTACGCTAGATGCTGACAGAAGCCTTGCGCAGGATATTCTCTATGAACTCGGCACAACAGATGTCACTCGGAGCAATCACACAGACCGCCTATACCACACATTATTACGCGCACCTAGCCTCATCGGATTACCAGAATTGGAATACGCAAAGTTTATGGACTTCGCTGGACTCGGAATCCGCTTCCATAAAAGACCATTCGAGTTTCACAAGGGATGGGTCTTAGTTCATGGAGATGAAGGATCAATGAACTCTAATGCTGGACTCACAGCTTTAGGGCTGGCTAAGAAGTTCGGCAAGTCTGTTGTCTGTGGTCACACGCACAGGGCAGGCATTAGTGCCTTCACAGAGGGCATAGGAGGCTCATACAGGACACTTTGGGGCTTAGAGGCAGGAAATGTCATGGACAAAAAGAAAGCCTCTTATTTAAAGGCTGGAGCCGCTAATTGGCAGATGAGCGTGGCAGTCATAGAGACGCATGGAGACCATGTATCGCCCATGTTAGTGCCAATCAACAAGGATGGGTCATTTACCCTTTATGGACGACTTTACGCTTGATGTAGTTCGCACCATCGACACGATGCTGGATGAGGTAGATTCGTTACCATATCGTTATCAAAATGTCCGTTAATTAGTCTGGACTCTGTGCAACACTAATCCTGTAGCCAGCCGAGGGCGTTGGCACAGATAGGTACAAAATGAGCAATAACGATAAGCTGCTAATTATCTGCCTTATTGGTGCAGGTATTAGTTTTATAGTTTATGCAGTTTCAGCATATAAAGAAGCCTATGAACGCGGATTGCGCGAAGGCTGGCATAGGGGCAGAGCAGTCAATCGCTCAGAGTTTTGGTCAGAATGAAATACACAGAAATATTACAGAGTGCAACCGACATCATTCAAGATCGTGGTCTTAACGACTACGGCCACCCAGCGGATAACATGCAACACGCAGCAATGCTCATCAGTGCATATTTACAGCACCCAGTCGAGCATTATCAAGTATGTGGCATACTTGCGCTCATCAAGATTGCCAGAGCAAGTTCAGGCACAATCTTTAAACCAGATAATTACATCGATGGAGCAGCCTATATTGCTCTGATGGGGCAGTTAGCTACAGAGGAGAATGAACTATATGTTTAATCTTTCGGATTATGAAACAGTCGATAGTCGCATTCATCAATTTTATGCAGAATACAAAGACGGCAGAATTGTCACCGAGATGGAATTGATTGACATGGAAAAAGGTGTGTGCATCTTTAAGGCGTATATCTATAAAGATTCGGTCAAAACTATGCCGGATGCTACAGGGTATGCAGATGGGGCTCGCAAAGATCGTGGAGTCGATGCCCAGTTCTGGATAAACAATGCAGAAACTTCTAGCATAGGTAGAGCTTTGGCTAATTTAGGCTTATCAGCTAAAGGCAAGCGACCTAGCCGTGAGGAAATGGCACAGGTTGCACCTAATCATCCAGCTTTACAAATCGTGAAAGAGCCAGTCAAGCAGGATGTTGATTACTGGAATACATCGTTTCAAGATCAGGCAGTAATTCAAGAAATTGTCAATACTGAAATGACTGTGCCGACATGTATTCATGGTGAGATGATATGGCAGACAGGTATTAGTGCTAAGACTAATAAAGAATGGGCGCGTATGACATGTCCGTCTAAGGGGCAGACTGGTGGCATGGATGAGTGCGCTCCCATTTGGTACAACATCGGCAGCGATGGAAAATGGAAACCTCAGAAAGCGAGGGTATAATGGGATATGCACAAATCCACACTCCAGAAGGTTGGGTTGATGTCGAGGATATTCCTATGATTGAGACAGTTAATTGCCAACTCTGCAACGAACCAACTCAAGCTTCAGACATTACGATCACTGCAAGAATTGTTGAAGGTGTCGTAGTTGCTGGCACTTGGTCTTGCAATAAATGTAAGGCAGTCAATGGATAAAGAAATGCTGTTAATGTATTTAACACTAGCTCTATTTATCGGTGGAGTTGCAATGGGCTACATGGCTGGAATGTCCCATTAGCCAACACAGAAAACACAGAGGTTTTCGCACAGAGCGAGTTGTCGCTGAGTACCTATCGACTCAATGGCAGGGCGCATGTGTGGGAAGGGGTAGTGGCAAGGATATTGTGAATGTGCCATTCGATGTTGAAGTCAAAGCCCGCGCTGGATTTCAACCGCTTGCGTACTTGAAGCAATTAAAGGCTCGGACATCCATTTCGGGGGAATTGGGATTCGGAGTCATACGGCTAAATGGGCAGGGAGAAGATGCAGGTGATTATGCTTGTGTCATCCGATTAGCTGATCTCTTGCCACTACTCATATTAAAGTACGGTCACTTAGACAAAGAACCCACAGAAGCAGACATTACAAGATGCAGTTGTGGATCATGGATGATTGGGGAATGTAAAACATGCCAGCCTACGATTACAAATGCGGAAGATGCGGATTAAAGAATGAGCTGCATCATGGCTGGCATGACAAGCCCACAGTTCTATGCACTTATTGCAATGAACCGATGAGCAAAGTGATTAGCCCAGTAGGGGCAATCTTCAAGGGAACTGGATGGGGCAAAGATGCTGGAAAAGGTTAAGAATGATGAGTGCTACACGCCACAATGGGTATTTGATGCGATGGGTACTCGATTTGATTTAGATGTAGCATCATCCAATAGTGAAATGATAGTTGTGCCTGCTGACAGGAAATACACTGTTGAGGACGATGGATTAGCTCTTCCGTGGGAAGGTCGGGTTTGGATGAATCCGCCATTCTCCAAGATTACTCCGTGGATCAATAAATGGCTTGAGCATGGCAATGGTGTCTGCTTAGTGCCACTTAGTTCTAATGGTCGTTGGGTTAATCAGTTATGGGAATCAAATGCTCATGCTGCTTATCTTCCTGCAAACATGGCATTTATGACTCGTTCTGGTGAGTTAATTAAACACAGATGGCGTTGCTCGATGTGGGCTATAGGTGATGAGAATGTAGAAGCATTGAAAGGTATTGGTAGAACACGATATTAAGAACCTGTGGATAAGTAGGGGCAAAACTTCACTTCACGCTCAGTTAGGACACAAGTTATGCACAATCTTGACACGTATGGTACGCTAACGGCGCAGAGCCTCTCAAGGGCTCACCGCGACCCGCTGAGGCGGGTAGGTCGCGGGGTGCTAGTAGCTATTGGGATAGCTCTATGCATAATGCCCTATGCAGGTAGCTCTGAATCAGTGCAACAAAAAGAGTATGTAGATTACAAGACTTATTCTCTCTATTTATTAGACTTTAACTATAAAGAATATAAATGCTTATTAAAGCTCTATGGTAAAGAATCAGCATGGAATCCATTAGCTGCTAATGGTAGTCATTATGGAATACCACAAGGTAGAAGTGAATGGCTTAAAGACCAAGATGGTTGGACTCAAGTACAATGGGGCTTAGACTACATAGGCCATAGATATGGTGAGCCATGCATTGCATTAGATCATTGGAGTAAATACGGATGGCACTAAGAGACCCTAGCCATAGAGAGCTAGGATTACAAAAGTGGAAAGACCAGCGCATTAAAGTATTAAAGCGTGATGGTTATATCTGTGCATATTGTGGTCAAGAAGCAGACCAAGTAGATCATGTCATACCACGCAAAGCAGGTGGCACACATGACATGGATAACTTAGTTGCATGTTGCGCCAAGTGTAATCAACTTAAATCATCTAAGTCTGAGGGCGTTTTTTTAGCACAACGCTCTACCCCCCCTGTCTTTTCTGAACCTTCTCTCCCTGAGACGGTCCGAACAGTGCCAGATTCACCGTTTATTAAACCTGATACGCTTAACTTCGATGCAAAATGATGCGGAAGTAAAACAGACGTTAC